ATGAGAACAAAGAAAGCTGATGTACCTTATTGTGGAGTAAGAAAAGAAGTCATAGATTCAGCAGAACCTATTCTTGACTGGGAGAATGTGTATCACTTCAAAAGATTTGTTGTTGATCGATACAGAATTCATAAAAGGAAAGATTTGAAAGGGCTTCCAGCTCCTTGGACTGATAATCCTGTATTGAGAGAGTTCAAATTTACAAATGTTCGTAGAGAGCATGATAGACAGACGAGATATCTTGTAAAGAATATCATCAAGAATGATGAGCTTACTCTTGAAGATAAGATCGTAAACTGTTTCATGTTTAGATGTTGGAACAACTGGAATACTCTTAAGGACTTTGGCTTTCCATATTCAGCAAAAAGGATCTACAGTACTGATTTAAAGGAAAAAGTACGACCGATGTATGAAAGGCTCGCTGCAGCTGACCACAAGCGTCTCTGGTGGTCAAATGCGTACAACCAAGGTGGGACAAAAGCAGCATGGAAGTTCCCAGATGGTGATGGATACGAAAGAGCCTACAAGGAATCAGATGCAAAGAAATACCCCGATTGGGAAGAGGACATTGCTCTCAGACCTTTTCATGTTGGTGTGTGGCTTGGAAGAAATGGTATCGTAAAGAAGCTCCTCAATGCAAAAGACCAGCAGGAGTGCTTCGAGGTAATCAAGTCAATTAAGGGCTTTGCTGATTTTCTTGCATATCAGGTGTTTGTAGATCTGACCTATATACCGGAATTTCCGTTCAGTGAAAATGAATTCACGGTTGCTGGTCCTGGATGTAAGAGAGGACTTGATCTCATCTTTAAGAGTAGAGATGGAATGACTTATGAAGAGTGTATATTCTGGCTGAGGGACAATATAAATGCTGAGAGCCATAGAGGTCTGTTTGATGCATCAGAGCTGCTTGAATATGACTATGGACATCCATTGTATGCTCCAGTAGAGTTGTTTCATGATTTACCCAAATATGACAGGCTTATGAATGTGATGTCTATTGAGAATTGCATGTGTGAATTGAGTAAATATGTAAAGGCTGTGAATGGGACAGGAAGACCCAAGAATAGATATAAAGGAGGAATATGAAATGAGAGCTGCTTACTATGAAGGAATGATGAAGGAATTAGAAGAATATCTTGACAACAGATATCACACAGTTGGAGAAAGAATAGATTTTCTCCTCAGTAACTTTAGTGATCTTCCTTGTTTGAGTGAATCTATCTTAAGAAGTCTTATTGACAGAGACTTCTGTTTGAACCCTGCTAGCACTAAATATCATGGTGCCTATGATGGAGGACTTTTTGATCATAGCCTGGCTGTGGTACATAAGCTGCTGGAGTTGACAGTTAATCTCGACCTCAAATGGAAAAGACCGGAATCTCCGATAATCATAGGACTGTTCCATGATCTTTGTAAGTTGGACACCTATGAGAAAGATCGTGAGGGCACTTGGCAATACAGGACACCTATCATCCCTGGTCATGGAGTTGCTTCTGCACTGATTGCTGAACGATATGTAGATCTTACAGAGGAAGAAAAAATTTGCATTGTTCATCACATGGGGGCTTATGAGAAAGATTTCTGGAACAGTTATGATGCTGCTGTAAAAGAATATCCAAATGTGTTATTTGTTCATACAGCAGACATGTTTGCAAGTAAAGTATATGGAGTGTGATAGATATGAAGAATACATTTAAGGAAGCAATGATTGGTCTTTCCAAGGGAATTGCAAAAGGAATAAAGGCTCTTACAAGAGCTCTTCTTGAGCTCTTCTACGTGCTCAGAGATATTATTGCAATATGCATTCTCACCTTATACAGCTACAGCGTTTTATGTCGATCTGATGGCTTGTTGATGCTTTCCCTATTCCTTATCTGGACTTGTCTTGCATTAAGACAGGCACATCGATTCTATGTGAGAACCTCTGTAGCTGAAAAGAGAAAGGAAAAGAAGAATAAGAGATTCACATACCTAGATAGAAATGGGAACCCATCTATTCTGGTAGAGGATCTTCCAGAAGCAATAGAATTTTTATACCAGATTGAGGAGGAAGACAATGCAGAATTATAACATCAATGATTGGCTTGATGCAGCGCAGAGAAAAGCAGACAGTCGTTCTACCTGTGCTAAAGTTCACGTCGGTTGTGTCATCACAGATAAGGATGGAGAAGACTTGGTATGGGGATTTAATGAGGGAATAGGAAGAAATTGTAAAAAAGAGGGATGTCATAGAGTTGAACTGTATGGAGAAGATTCTAAAAATCACAGATTACCTAGTGATTGTGTGGCAATTCACAGTGAGGTCAACGCTATCTCTATTGCAGCAAGATTTGGAGTAAGCATTTGTGGTGCATCAATCTACATTACAAGGTATCCATGTGAAGCTTGTGCAAGAGCTATCATTCAGGCAGGGATAAAGAAAGTGATCTATGGAAGAAGAGAAAGTGTCTCTCCTATGACTCAAAGGATGTTTGATGAAGCCGGTGTGCAAACAATTCATGCAGCTTGGAATGCTGAAGACAATAATTCATAAGGAGTGAAATCATGAGTAATGAAGAAATGAGTAAGATCTTAAAACAAGCCAGAGACACCTATGGCAACAAGAATCAAATTCTTGTGTGCATAGAGGAGCTCAATGAGCTTGCCTGTGTTTTGGCAAAATTTCCTCGCTATGATAATGAGGAAGAAGCAAGAAGAAAACTTGTAGATGCAGTTCTTGATGAAGTATCAGATGTCAAGATCATTCTTGATCACGTGCAGAATATATTTGAGCTGTCAGATGAAGAGGTACTTGACAGAATGAAAAGAAAGACAGATAGACTTAAGAGATGGCTTGATGCAAGTGACAGCATGCAGCAGACTACTATTGATAGATCTGTTGAACCTACTAAAGAAGCTCAGGGGTGTGAGACATGTGCAGACTTAAAGAGCCATGAATATGGTAGATGCGATATGTGTTACAGTGCAGAAGCAGTTGAAGGAGTAAAGCCATTCTACAAGAAAGGTTGATAACAAATGCAATTTTCAGAATTCAATGATCTGATCGGTCAAGACAGCTATGTCAGGTGCCATGGAAAAAAGAGAATAGACACAGCAATCGTGAATGCTGAAAGAGCAGCGAACCATGTAGAGAATGGTGGTCAGATTGGCTGGTGGGTGAAGAGTGGCTACATCATTGTAGACATAGATGAGGGCAAACAGGAAGCTCTCAAAGTTATAAAGAGACTCGGAATAAAGACTCTTATGGCTCAGACACCTCATGGTGTTCATATGTATTTTAAGACAGAGAAAGACTTTCCTCAAAGAGTAGGAATGACCTTACCTTGTGGTCTTAGATGTGACTTCCGGTGCGCAAACAAAGGATATGTTGTTCTGCCTTTTGGGACTAATGACCGAAAGTTCAATAAGACAAGAAAGATTGCTGACTTACCTCTTGAATTTACTCCTATGCCCAAAAGAGAAAGTCTGTTGAATCTGAAAGAGGGAGATGGCAGGAATGCATCTCTCTTTAGTCAGTTGATGGCATATAAGAACAGAGGAGCAGATGATGATCAAATAGATGCAATGGCTAGAGCTATCAATGACATTGTGTTTGATCAGCCAATGAAAGAATCAGAGCTCAACAAGATTATTGAAAATGTGCATAAGTATGAAGCACAAGATCAAGGAGAGAATCCTTATCTTATATACAATAGTGAAGAATCACCTACTAAAGTAAACAGCAGAGCTATTGTGGATTACTTTGTCAATCAAGGTGAAGTATTCGTACTCGGAAGTGATTGTTACAGGTATCAAGATGGAGTATATGTTGAGGCAAGCAGCTATGTTCGTAGCTTGATAAAAGATATGATCATGCTTGATAGATTCATCACACAAGAAACAATAATGAGCGTGTACAAGCTCTTGGTTGATGACTACCGGATACGCAAGACATCAGATGAGCTCAATCCTGATACAGATCTTATCAATTTCAAGAACGGTGTATGGAACATTAGAGATAGGAAACTTTATCAGCATGATAGTAAATATCTTCAGACAATTCAGATTCCACATGAGGTTGGAGAATATACTCCTTTCAAAGAGACAAGGCTGTATGGGTTCTTCAAGCAGACGAAGCTCAGGAAAGAAGATATCATGATGATTCTCAAATACATGGCATACTGTATGACCCTCAAGCATGGTTTGAAGACATTCATGGTTCTCTTAGGAAAGTCCAACACGGGTAAATCGGTACTTATAAGGTTCTTTGAGAATTTGGTTGGCAGTCAGAACACATCTGCTCTGAGTATGCATGAGCTGAATATGAGGTTCTATCCGGCTCAGTTATATGGAAGACTGCTGAATGCTTGTGCAGATAACAACTCTCTTCCTTTGAGCAGCATTGACACCTTGAAGAAGATCACTGGTGGAGATTTAATCATGCATGAGAAGAAAGGAAAAGAGCCATTCTTCTTCGTACCATTCTCAAAGTTGATATTCTCTTTCAACCAGATGCCATTGCAGTTGGAAGAGAAGTCAAATGCATTCTATAAGCGTATGAGAATTCTTAGCATGGAAACAGAGTTGTTTTTGAATGATGACTATGTAAATGATCTCTGCACAAATGGAGTTGAGGAAGTGATTCCTTACCTACTAACTTTGCTGCCTTTGAAAGATATACCGAGGACATCAGCTTCAGATCGATTGGTAGAAGATCTTCGTCAGGATTCAGATAGCATCCATGCATTTATTGCTAAGAAATGTGTCTTAGGAGAAGGACAGAGAATACCCAAGAATGATCTGTATGAAGCATATGTTAGATTCTGTAATGATGTTGGAAGAGAAGCTCATAAGAAGCAAGGATTCATGCGAAATATCAGGTCACAAGGAGTGACAGAGGTAAGAGATTCTAAATCAAGAGAATATTGTTGGAAAGGAATAGGACTCAAGAAGGAGGGAAGAAGATGATGGTCATTGAAACACCGGATACAATTGTAGCGGATGCAAAAGCTGATAGAAGAAAAGGTGATTATAGAGTGTACACAGAGTACACTCAAAGGCTTGGCATTTTGTGTGCAGATTCACATCAATATCAGGAGTGCTGCAAAGCTGTAGCAAAGGCTCTTAGAGTGTAGGTGATTTATATGGTATTTACTGGATATTTTGCTCACTACAGGGGATCCTGTGGTGTATCAGTAGCAAATAGTGTGCCCAAAGGAACAGAATATGAGGTGTGCGAAGAGCTGAAGCCAGATTGGAAGATGGTGAAAAGCTATAAAGACGGGGTGATCACTTGGAAGGAATTCAGGAAAGCTTACATCAAGAAGCTGAAAGCTCTAGATGTCAAAGAATTCTACAACAGGCTGAATGGAAAAGTCTTGTTGTGTTGGGAAAAGCCTGGAAAGCATTGTCACAGAGATATCATAAGAGAATGGTTCAATAGAAATGGGTATGCCTGTGAAGAGCTAGAACCTACTAGAGAAATTTACAGCTGTTCCTATTGTAAGTATCTTAACAATCACCATTCTTCTAGCATCTGCTGTGAGGTCACAGGAGAGATACTTAATAACTCACAGCAGCAATCAAGGACATGTGAGGATTGGAGGTACTGTTGTTGAATTGGAATAAAGCAAATAGGATTTTAGAAGATGTTATACTCATACTGACAATAGCAATCACACCAACATCAATTCTTTGCATGATGGGAATTGATGAAATCTGTATCAGGAGGGAATGATATGCTGTATGCAACGATAGATATAGAGACAACTGGACTGAATAGATATATAGATAAGATCACATATATTGGAATAGGACTTTCTCATGCTGTTGATGAGCCATTCTTCAAAGGATATATTCTTGACATGAACATTCCTGAGAATATTGATAAGTTACGATCAATCTGTGAGAAACTCAAAAGAAAAAAAGCCAAGACTGTTCTTCAGAATGGTAAGTTTGATACTCTGTTCTTGGAGATCAAATATGGGATCAAGTTACCCATTTCAGAAGATATCTTGTTGATGGGTACAGCTTATGATCTCGCAGAGGAGCATGGTCTTAAAAAGATGGCACGAAGATACCTTGGTGTGGAAGATTGGGACATAGGTAAAAAGGACAAGCTCGGAAAAGGGAATAACTCTATTCTTAAGAGATATCTTAAAAAGGATGTCAAGTACACATGGGAGCTCTTTTGCTTTTTCATGAATCATTTAAGTGCTCAACAAGAGAAGATCTACAGAAAGCTACTAAGACCAGCTTATCTTATGTACAGAGATGTAGAAAGAACAGGAATATTCTTTGATAAAGAGGAATATGAAGTTGTAAAAGAAAAGTATGCAAGAATTGAAGTTCAAAAACTCAAAGAGCTCAAGAAACATTATGATATAAATTGGAATAGCCCTCAGCAAAAGGCTCAGGTGTTATTCCTTGATAAAGATGGGGAGAATCTTCCTGTTCTTAAGAGAAGTGCAAAGACAGGAGCACCCAGTGCAGATGCAGGAGCTCTTAAAAGGCTGGCATCGAAAGGCTATGAACTCCCTACTCTTATGCTTGAATACACCGCTGCAAACACCCTCAATAAGATGTTTCTGAAACGATGGGGAGATGACAGCAGTTATGATGGAAGAATACACCCGTCATTTAATCTCACAAATGTTGTATCTGGTAGAACAAGTTGTACAGATCCAAATCTACAGCAAGTTCCTAGAACAAAGGATGTAAGAGGGTTATATCATGCACCGGAGGGAAGATGTTTCTTTGAAGCAGACTACAGCCAGCTGGAGTTGAGAATTGCTGCTCATTATGCAAATGAACCCACCATGTTGAGAATCTATCATGAGAATGGTGATATTCATACAGAGACAGCGAAATTGATGACTGGTGGAAGAGAACCTACTAAAGAGGAGAGAGGTAAAGCAAAAGCTGTGAATTTTGGATTCTTGTATGGAATGGGTGCTAAGAAATTCGTTGATTATGCTTTCGATTCATATGGGGTTGTCTTCACTCTTCCGGAGGCAGAGAAATTCCGTGAGCTGTTTTTTGCCAAATATTCTAGACTCTTGCCTTGGCATGAAGAACAGAGGAGACTTGCTGAAGCCTTGGGTGGTGTACCGAATTTGTTTGGTCGGTTTAGAAAGACTCCTGGGATATACTCACAGAACTGGAAGGATAAGGGTGCTGCGGAGCGTGTAGCCATAAACACACCAGTGCAGGGCACAGGGTCTGATATTCTTTTGAGTGCTGCAATTCAGGTGCATAAGGAGCTCAGTCCATATGGCTTATGTATTGTAGGAACGGTTCATGACTCAATCCTTGGAGAATTTCCGGAGGATGGGAAAGACTGGTTTGTAGAGCAGATTCGTAGGATCATGAAACATCCTGCATTAATGGATGAATTTGGAGTAAAACTCAAAGTAGAATTAGACTGTGATGTAGGGGTTGGAAAGTGGGGAACACATTAGCTCTTTACATTTATGCTTGCCTATGATACACTTATGTAGTAAGTAAAAGAAAGGAGGAAATTTATATGAAATTCAACTTACAGTTCTTTGGAGGAAGAGGAGGTTCTAGTCACAGTGGAGGTGGAGGAGGTGGAGGATCTTCTGCTGCTTCTGAAAGTAAGATTGAATCTTCAAGCACTGAGATAAGATCTCCTCAGATGAATCGTATGTCTACAAAAGAACGTGTTTCTGCTCTTAATACTATGCCTGTAGGGACTAAGATCAATGCAATTTCTGCTGAAACAGAAGAAAAGACTAATTACATAAGAAGATCTGCAGGATGGAGAGAAGAGAGTACGAACAAGCCAGGGAATTTCACTTTTAGAGGTGGTGTAGTGAGAAGAAGACCTGAAGGAAAGCAATCTACTTCAGTGAGTGTGTCAGAGGTTGCTTCAGCTCTAAGATTCAATTCTATAGCATATCCCAAGAAATAATGGGGGTGACTAGATGACTCATAAACAGACGAGAAATTATCAGAATCTGCAGAGATGGTCAGATTTTCAGAGAACAGAATATGACTTTCCTGTGATTGAACCTACTAGGCACTTACCTAAAGTAAAGGAGTGGATTGGTTTCAATTATTCCACTAAACAATCGAGGGATGGTGAAGCAACAGGAGTTCATTTCTATCTTGATGATTATCAATTCGAAAGAGTTTGGAATGATCCTGATAAATATTGCAGTATTCTTCAGAGATATGCAGTTGTAGCATCACCTGATTTTAGTTTGTTTACAGATTATCCATTACCACTTCAAATGTACAATCATTATAGAAAGCACTGGCTCGCTGCTTATATGCAGAGAAAAGGAATTATTGTAATACCTACTATATGCTGGAGTGATGAATATTCATTTGAATGGTGCTTTGATGGAGAACCCAAGGATAGCTGGGTAACTGTAAGCTCCACTGGTGCTCTTTCCGGTAAAACTTCAAAGCAGCTATTCTTAAATGGTTATGAAAAAATGCTTAAAGAGCTGTCACCAAAAGGTGTGCTGTTCTATGGCAAAGTTCCTGAAGAATGCAGAGAAATGAGCTGTAAGATTAAGCATATTCCATCCTTCAGTGAAGTACGATTCAAAAGGGAATAAATTTTTATAAAAATTTATAAAAAGTGCTTTACTTTTGGACGAATCTGTAGTATGATGAACTTGTAAGGTAGTTGATGAGTGGCAATTCTAAAACTTCTTACAAATACTGATGGTTCTATTGTTCACCCCGGAGAACTTTAGACAGGGCAGTTCTGGCAATCATAAAACCTTATATAAGAAGCCAGTGAGACCGAATGTATGGGCGCAATGTTATGCAGGCTGAGCAAATTCAGCAAGAGACATATAAGGACTGCCAAAAGGATATTCCCACATAATGTGGATATCATACACCAACATCTCAATTATATAAAGGAGGAAAAAGATGGCAAATTTAAAGAACATCAAAAAAGGTGACAAAGTCATCATGAGACTCTTCACTGGTGCATTCAGTGGAGTCAAGGTAGTTGAAAAGGCAGATGCCAATTTCATCTATTTCACAACCGGAAAAGGCATGAGCAAGTTTTCCAGAAAAACTGGTAAGATGATCGATCCGGCTCCCAAGACGGAGGCATACGCAAACTACATCGAGGAGTATGATGCTGATGTAGAAGCTGAAGAAGTTGCTAAGAAAGAGAATGCAAGAGTAGCAAGAGCAGAGAAGCTGGCAGCCAAAAAGGCTGAGGAAAAGGCTGCGAAGAAAGCAGCTAAGAAGAAAAAGAAGCCCGAACCTGAAGAGGAAGAGGAGCTGGAAGAAGAGGAAGAGCAGGACGAGGATGAAGAGGAGGAAGAGGAAGCCCCCAAGAAAAAGCCTGTGAAGAAAGTTGCCAAGAAAGTGGCAAAGAAGCCTGCAAAGAAGAAGCCCGTTGACGAAGACGAGGATGACTTTGAAGAGATGGAGTAAGAGATCGGGATGCATATAAGCTATTCCAGAGAGAGTTCCTACTTGAGATGCCCATATCTGCATTATCTTAGGTACATCGAAGGACTAGAGAGCATCCGACCAGCAAGACCGTTGCACTTCGGCAGTGATTTTCATAAACTTCTTGAGGTTAGAAAAGATCCTGAACAAGTTAAGAGAGAATGGAGGAGAATGAGAGATGAGTTCTATGAGATGCCATCAAGCTGGCAATCAGAGCTCGGAATAGATTACCCCCAAGATCTCAAGGACATATTCATGGATTACCAAAAGATGTGGAAAGGTACACCGCTGCCGAAAGTGACTGAGAAGCCATTTGAACTGAACATAGGGTACTACAGAAATGAGGATATCATTTTTGTAGGGGTCATAGATGAGCTGTACAAGTATATTGACAAGAATGGAAACAAGTCTATAGAGATCGGTGAGCATAAAACATTCTCCAGACCTCCGGACATGAATACTCTTGTCATGAATACTCAGAAGAGTTTATACTGCAAGGCAGCTCAAATGATCTGGGGTATGTTACCTCGAGCAGTAAGATGGGACTACATAAAGAGTACTCCCGCAAAATATCCTATCTGGTTGGAAAAATCTAAGAGATTCAGTGCTTCAAAATCACAAGAGATTACGGTAGAAAGCTGGAAAAGAGCTTGTAAAGAAAAAGGGATAACAGACCCATCAATCCTAGCGCAAGGAGAAATGTACAGGGGGAATGAAAACAACTTTTTCTTTCGTGTCCAACAGGATGTGTACCCTCAGATGGTTGATGATGTTTTTGCAGGCTTCTTATATACTTGTAAGGATATTGTCAGAAGAGGTCATGAGAATAAGACAAAAAATCTCACTAGAGATTGTGCTTGGTGCACTTATCGAAGCATATGTCTTGCAGAAATGAGCGGTGGAAGTAGAGAGTACGTCTTAGAAAAAGAATTCACAACAAGAGAACAGAGAGCCAGCAAGGAGGTGAAGAAATGAGTTATCTGTCACAGGCTGTTGATATAAGTGATCTTGGGCAGAGGAATCTGTGGGTTCCTTGGGGAAAGAGTGGTACTGGAAAGACAAACTTCCTGTCAACTCTTCCCAAGCCTATGCTGTATCTCTGTATTGGTGATGATGGTTCAAATACTATTGCCAACACTGATGGAATAAAGGCTATCCGTGTTGAAACTCTTGAACAATTAAAAGAGATTGGAAAAGAGCTGATCAAAGATAGAAAATTCAAGAGTGTTGCTGTTGATACATTCAGCATGATCACGAATGTCTGGATAGATCAAAACATCATCCAGAAAAAGAAGAAGATGACGCAGCAAGCATGGGGAGATCTGAAAGTTGAAACAGAGGAACTGATTAAGATCTTCCATCAGGTGGCATCAACTCATATTGTTGCTCTTACATGCCATGAGAGTAATGATACAATAGAGGGTATGGAGGATGAAATTATTCCTGACTTCAGACCCAACACAACAAAGGGTGCTAGAACATATCTTGAGGGTATGGCGAACTATGGCATTCACATGGCAAAAATGAAGAAAACTGTAGTTGGGAAGAACGGAGAAGAGAAAGAAGTTGTGCGATATATTGCACATCTTGGAGCAAATTCCTATTATTGGACCAAGCTCCAAACTGATCCTAGCATAAAGATCCCTGCAATTGTTGTAAACCCTACTTATGACAAGATCATGGGTATTGTAAAGGGTGAGTAGAAGAGCAATGTGCTATAAGCATTTGCATAAATTTAAGGAGGAACATAATTATGGCAAGTAAGAAAGTAAACGTTGATTTCACCGGAGTTGAGAGTTTCAATCGTCCTAGTGAGGGGCAGCATGTAGTAAAGATCGTATCTGCTGATATGAAACAGTCTCAGGGTGGAAATGATATGATTGTTGTCACTTATGAAGTGACCAAGGGATCTGACAAGGGAGCAAGATGTATCGAGAATTATCCTCTGGCTGAGAATGCTCTGTGGAAGCTGAAAGGACTGCTCCAGGCAATCGGTATGAAGTGTGATGGCAAGGTAAGACTGGATCTGGATAAGCTGATCGGAAAGGTCTGCATCATCACCGTGTCTGATGAAGAGTATGAGGGTAAAATCCGTTCCAGAGTCCAGGAATGTAAGAAGCTGGCAGCTGTAGCTGATGAAGAAGATGACGATGAGGATCAGGATGAGGAAGATGATTCTGATGACGATGAAGATGATGAAGAGGAGGAAGCTCCTAAAAAGAAACCTACTAAGAAAGCATCTGCCAAGACAGCTACCAAGAAAAAGGCTCCCATGAATCCTCCTGAGGATGAAGATGAGGATGATGACGACGATGATTGGGATGACGAAGATGAGGATGATGACGAAGAGGAAGAGCCTGCACCCAAGAAGAAACCTGTGAAAAAGGCTGCTCCTGCAAAGAAGACTCCTGCGAAGAAAGCTCCCGCAAAAAAGAAGCCTGAGCCGGAAGATGATGACGACGAAGATGACGATGATGACTGGGATGAGGAATAACATGTAGTTGAATAAGGGGGAGCGAATTGCTCCCCTTTTGTAAGAGGACAGTATATGAAGAAAAAGAAAATGAAAAGACTGCTGGATGAGCTTGATGTAAGCTCCATGCCACATATATTTTGCCCGTCCTATAACAGACCTGATTTTGTGAGTGCAAAGCTCTTTAGAACATTCTCTGAAGAAGTGAAGAAAAAGATCCATATTGTTGTAAGGAGTGAACAATATGAAGCTTACAAGAAACAGAACCCCGAATTCCATGTTCTTCCGATTCCGGAGGATTACCCGATCAATGGTCTTGCGAGCACACGTCAATTCATATATGAATATGCAGTTGAGCATAAATATTCCATGATAATTGATATGGATGATGACATCAAGTACGTTGCATACATGTATGATGGGGTATCCGGAACGGGTCATCTTTGCTCAAAACACACGATCCAAATTGATAGAGAAAAGGATCCTCTGCTTGAGCAGAAAGTGTTACTCATGGCTGCAAAGCTGTCAAGAGAAGTGTTTAAGAACTACCCTGATGTGTATCTTGGAAACATTAGAAGACAGAGACTCAGTCAGGCAGTGGATAATGCTAAACTCAAGTACATCATCAATGCTGGACCTACTCCTAGGCAGGTGACATTTATAAATGTGAAAGGGCTTCACAAGGCTGGTATTGACCGTGATGTGAAGAGATTTGACCGTCATGGTGATGATATTGGGTTCTGTGCAGTTATTCTGAAAGCCGGAGGATCTCTTTTTAATATCCCTTGTCTCACATATGACTATGTGAGTGAAAAATGTGATAGTGTTATAAGAACTCCGGAAACAGAGAAAGAGCTCCATGCTTATGAATATAGAATGCTGCAGAAGTATCCTATTCGTGATTACCTCAGAATTTCATTCAGAGATGAAGAGGGTAACTACATGTGGGGTGATATCGACTACCGGAAGCTCCATAAGATAAGAGGAACAAAAGCAATCAAAGAATATTGGGAGGAATGATAATGAAGCTTCAAGAAAGACCTTTCTCAATTCAGGTAGAGTTCACTGAGGGGTGCAATCGTGGCTGTGGATTCTGTGGGTTGAGAGGAATGAGAGAGAAAGGAAAAGAACCATTCTATTTCATGACAAAAGAAACAGCAGAGAGAATAGCAGATGAAATTGTTAGAGTTGGATGGAATAGCAGAATAATCTTCAGCATGCATGGAGAACCTACGCTTAACAAGAACTGTGTTCGATTGGTAAAGCTCTTTAGAAAAAGGCTTCCCAAAGCTGTGTTGTCAATGATGACCAACGGATATGGTATTGTACATTCCGATGACATCGAATCCAGGATTGCTGAGCTCAAGTCTGCAGGGCTTAATGACTTGATCATAGACATGTATACCCCTAAAGATGATGGACACCAAATTCTTGAGTATATCAAGGATAACAAAGACTTTGAGTATGAAATTCTTGGTAAAGGTATTCCATTGTACAGCTCTAGTCATAAAAAATTCAGAATTCTCTTCAATCCACCCATTCAGACAGATGAGGGTGCTGCAATCAATCGGCACCTGTGTAATCACTGTGGTGCTGCTGCTCCTTTAGATTATTCTTATGATGGAAAGCGTTGTGCAAGACCTTTCAGAGAGATGACATTCCGGTATGATGGTTCAGTTGCTCTGTGCTGTAATGACTTTAGAGGAGAATATCCTATCGGAAATATCCTGAAGAGAGGCATAGATGATATTTGGCAGGATAAGAAATTCAAAGCTGCAAGAATATTGCTCTATGCTGGAAAGAGAAACTTCACTCCTTGTCTTGGCTGTAATGCATTATCTCATAGAGTTGGATTGCTTCCGGATCAGCTTGGAAAAGAGACGATGCCTGAACCTACTAAAAAGATCGAAGAGTTTGCAAAATCAGTGTCAGAGACAAGTGAACCGCTCTGTGGTGATAACTGGCATAAGCAGAAATGGGAGGAATGAATTATGCGCAGTCTGATTAGAAAATTTATTGTATGGTACATTTGGAAGTTTGAAGATGGGAATTTCACAATTAAAAGAAGAGGTGGAGCAGACCAGATGGTTAGGATTATGTCACTTCAGGCATGGAAGAATGTGTTTGAGCCTGCAAAGTACAGAAGCAAGGAAGGAGTAGAATAATCATGGAAAGAGACTACCTGTTATGGATAAGTAATGCATATAAGTTGCTCTGTGAGAATAAAGCTATACCCAGAATGGACTTGAAAGTTACCGATGGGAAGATATCTGTATACAGAGTTCGTGATGTAATAAGAATTGATATAAAGAGGGAGGAAACAAAATGCTGATTGTATTAGAAGGATGTGATGGGGCTGGAAAAACAACCGTTGCAAATAACCTTGCAAAAGTGATGAATGCAGACATCATTCATTGTACCACTCTTACACCAAATGACATGAGGTTTTTTCATGAACTGATCATGGCTTCAAGAGAGAAGAATGTTATTGCTGACAGATTCTGTTATGGTCAGTTTGTGTATCAGGAAGAAAAGGAAAGACCTCTGGGTTCTATCAAGAATCTTCACAAGTTGGAAGTTGAAATGATGGCTTTCAGTGCAAAAGTGATCTATGTAACAGCGGATAAGAAGGATATTGAAGAAAGACTTTCTGACAGGGGTGAAACACTCATCAATGGACTGACAATAAGTGAAGTCAAGGGTAGATTTGAATCAATCATGTTTGAGAAATCTTTGATAGCACCAAATGTCCTTGTGTGGGACACATCAAAAGGAGGCATTGTAGAACCGTGAATACAGCATACAATATAACAAAATATGCAAAGAATATAGATGAAGCCTGGAAATTCTGGTATGATGAAATTGAGCTCATAGCTCAGGAAAGCAAAGGTGTGGACTCCAGCAGAGATGGAGCTGTGATTGGTGAAATCATCAATGCAGTAACCACCATAGAGGATCCTACAAGATGCATCCTGAAAAGCCCCATAAGAAAGTTGCCGATGAGATATTGTATCGGTGAACTCCTTTGGTATCTTTCTGGGATCCCTACTCTGAAAGCTATTCAGCTCTACACTAATGCCTGGGACAGAATGAGTGATGATGGAGAAGTCGTTAACAGCAACTATGGAGAAAAAATACAGAATGCTGTTGATTGGAAACATGGAGCTGTTTCTTTTGATCAGCTCAAAATGTGTGAAGAACTCCTTAGGAGAGACCCAAATACACGTCAGGCAGTGGTTCATATCAAGGAAGCAACAAATGTTCTTGAGAATCCTACTAAAGATCTGAACTGTACTGTATGTCTTCAGTTCCTTTTGAGGGATGGAAGACTGTACATGACAACCTACATGCGGAGCAATGACCTTTGGACGGGCTTCCCGAATGATGTGTTCCAGTTCACTTGCATTCAGATCTATCTTGCAATGCGGTTAGGAGTAAAACTGGGAACATATACTCATGTTGCTGCATCTCTTCATTTGTATGAGAGAGATTATAACACATCACTCAAGAATAGAGAAGTTACTGAATCTCAGGAGGGTATCAATGGCAAAGTTGGGAAAAGTGATCATAAAAGTTATCAATGAAGAACATGATAGAGCAGAATGGACGCACATTTCTTACATTGATGACGATCTGTACAAGAGATTTATGAGAGCAAAAACTCTTGAAACCACAGATCTTAATGACATCATTTCAAGATGGGCAAAGGAAGATTTCAATATTCATCTGGCTATGTCCTCTAAGAATGATATAAAGGTTCTCAAGGAATTGGTGAAAGATTTCTACAGGAGAGCTCACCCTGAGTTGTATATTGAGAGCAATACAGATCGTCAGGGCTGGTTAAGAGTATGGCTGACAAGAAAAATGAAGGAGGAATTGAATATTTATGGAGAAGAATGTTTCTAAAGAACAAATGAACAAGTTACCATACATCATTGCGGTTGATTTTGATGGCACTCTGGTTGAGGACAGATTTCCTGAGATTGGAAGACCCATTGAAGCTACTTGGAACATGGTAAGAGAAGCCATTGATAAGGGTGCAAAGATAATTCTCTGGACCAGCAGAGACAATGAAAGACTGAAAGCTGCAGTTGAGTTCTGCACGGAGAGAGGATTGCATTTTGATGCTATCAATGATAATCTTGATGAGTGTAAGATTCTCTTCAACAATAGTACAAGAAAGGTGTATGCAAATGAATACTGGGATGACAAAGCAATAGCAGGGTTCTGTCGCACAGAGTCTATTCTTGTAAAGAATGACGGCGATGATGAAGTATGGTAGAATCAGTATTGCAGAGTAAAGTCCTCAGATATCTGAATTCTCTCCCTCAATGTGTAGCAGAGAATGTAAGTGGGAATGCAAAGCAGAGTGGGAGAGCAGATATCAATGGCTGCTACAAAGGAAGATGTTTCAAGATAGAACTTAAAAGCCCAGATACAGGGTATCAACCTACTAAACAGCAAAAGTTGTATTTAAAGAAATGGCAAGCAGCCGGAGCTCTTGTTGGTATCTGCTACTCCATAGAAGATGTAAAGGAGGTATTGAAAATTGACCAAGATTGAAGAAGCTATCTTAGAAATTGATGGAAAAATTGCTTATGCAGATGCAACCGGTAACATGGAATCTAAGAAAGAACTGTGTGAGATCAAGAGTATTCTCAATGCAGCTATCTCTGCAAAAGAAAAGGAGCATCTCTGTGTAAAGTGTAACAGAGGTGATTTGGGAAATTGCTTTCAGAAGCCTAATATGGTCATCAACAGAAAAGTAGTCACATGTACAATGTTTAGGAGTTGACATGAAATTTAAAGAGCTTACACCACAAGAAAAGATAGACTATGCAGCAAGATATATCATAGTTCATTCAATTATTTATTATGAGCTTAATGAATCTGTTATTTCAGATAGGCTTTTTGACAAGAAAGCAGCTCATCTTGTGAAGCTGATGAAGAAATACCCTGAGGAAACAGAAAACAGTGAGTATTATAGAGCAATCTATGATTTTGATGGTTCCACAGGGTTTTTACTTTATCACAGATTAAAGAAATCTCAACGTAGATATCTCAAACAGATAGCAAGACACGTGATAAGACTCTACAAGCAATCAAATGGAAAAGGAGGAGAGCTATGAGTTATTTGGAAGAAGTTGAAGAGCAAGAGGACAGAGAAAGAAAAGAAAGAATAGAAAAGAACAAGAAATTCTTTGAATCTTTGTCTGATAAAGAAAAATTCCACCTCTTATGGAAAGAGTATACCGAAAAGCACATTGATGGGTATTTCTAGGAGGTTTTTATGAGATTCAAAACAAAACCATGGGAACATCAGAAAAAGGCTCTAAAATACCTCATGAAAAGGGATGCTGCTGCCTTGTATACTGACATGGGAACAGGAAAAACAAAAGTCATGATAGATCTAATACAGAACCGAAAATTCAAGAGGGTTCTTGTTGTTGCCACATACAAAGCCTGTGAAGTGTGGGAACAGCAAATATCTATACACGGAATAGATGGGTTATTTGACGTATACAGGCTCAACAACCTTTCCACGGCAAAAGTTATTGATAAACTTAAAACAATTCCTAAAATCACGACCACAGCTTCCCAGGATAAGATCTATGTATTTATTATAAATTACGAAAAGATATGGAGGCATGGCATTGACCGGATGTTTCTTAGAAAAACACTTGGTATTGATTGTGTAATTTGTGACGAGAGCCATAGGATAAAATCTCCCAGAAGTAACTGCTCAAGATATCTTAGCAGACTAGGACAGAAAGTTCCTCACAGATATCTTGTAACAGGATCTCCTTTAGCTGAAAACCCTGTGGATGTGTATGCACAATATAGATTCCTGGATCCAAAGATATTCGGTACAAATTTCACAGAATTCAGAAATGAATATGAAAATGTAGATGTTGACCTTTCTGCAGCAATGGGATTCAGAATGCTGGATAAGAAGAATCCATACAAGAATCTTGATAAGTTAAGGGAGAAGATGTACAGCTGTGCTTTCTATATTGAGTCTTCTGTAGAACTTCCAGAGCAAACAGATATTGAATGGAGCTTTACATTACCTACTAAATCTGAAAAGCTCTATCATAGCATAGTGAAAGAAAAAATTGCAGAACTGAACGGGAAATACATGGAATCTTCAAATGCTCTAACACTTGTTCTCAGGCTTCAACAGCTCACTTCTGGGTATCTTGTTGTTGAAGATTTTGACACAAAGGAGAAATCTGTAGTCAATGTAGATCATGCTAGGAGAGAAGAATTTCTTTCGTTGCTTGAACAATTTCCAGAGAAAGAACCCATTGTTGTTTTTGCAGCTTACAGAAAAGATCTTAAGAATATAAGATTAATCTGTAGAAAGATGGGTGTGAAGTGTAGTGAGCTGAGTGGAAAAGAAGATACCATGAATGATTGGAAAGCAGGTAAGACAAGAGTGCTTGCTGTTCAATACAGCTCAGGTTCAGAGTCTATTGATCTCACCCGTTCTAGATATTGTATATACTACAGCTTGCCTAGGAGATTAGCTTTATATGAGCAATCGAGAAAAAGAATACATCGTCCAGGTCAGACAAGACCCGTGTACTATTATCTAATGCTGGCGAAGCTCAGAAAGGGTAAGAGTATAGATGAAAAGATGTTTGAAGCACTAAAGAGTAAAAAGAAGATTGTTGACTATGTTGTAAAGGAAGGATGGGAATAACATGAAACACTATGATAGTAAGAATGACATTCTCAGAAGAATGAGAGAAGTTGAAAAAGTACAGAACAGAGCTGATAAAGCTGTAGCAGCAAGCTGGTCCGCATTTATGATGTTGGGTCTTCTTACCCTGTATGAAGACTGTGGATTTAGAGAGAAAAGATTGAATGCATTCATAGATGGTATTCACAAAAGAAATGGTCAATTTGATAGAGGAGAAATCTCGCTTGATGATATAAAGAAACAGCTGTATGAGAAAGCCGGAATCATAGTTGAACAGCCAGAACCATAAAAGACAGGGCTTATCACCCTGTCTTGATTATTTTTGCAATGACACATTTTTCTTTATTCTTTTGGTCTACTCTTATGACCAAGCCTGAGTCGAAAAGATATTTGTAGTGATATCTTCTTGTGTGCTGATATCCTGTCACAACTACTTTCTGTATGAATTCATTCTTGAGATTTGCTCCTTCGAATGTTTTGTTGATAATCATGGTTATTTTCCTCCAAATTTCGGTATATAGTCGGTGCGCATGCTGAGTACGCATTCTCCCTCGCTGTTATGAATCATGCCTTTGGCTTCCTCTTCTGTGTCATACCAAAGTACATATTCATCTTTCACATTTTCAGTAAGATGCGTGCCATAAGGTCCTCTCTGATAAGCATAATATCCTACACTTGCTTCTCCAAGAGAATTCAGGTATATTGATGCTACACAGTATTTTAAGCAGCTTTTCATAGTATTTTTCCTCCTTTAATGCTCATAAAATTTATTCATAAAGTCTAACACAGATGCTCTAAACTGTCTCCTTTCGTTACACAATTTTTCCGATAGTTCAGTTTAGATGTTCATAACACCAGACTTCCATCCTGCTTTTTTAGCCTCTTCTGAAAGAATCTCATTTTCTTCAGCTATAGCCATTTTTCTTTGTTGTTTTTCTAAACAATATATTGATAAAATTTCATCCACCAACTCGTTAATACTACATAACATATCTCCGTCAACCTCTTCGGTTCGTTCTGCATCATTTAAAATATTTTTTATATCTTCTGCACATTCATGTATTTTTCTCATACAAATGCCTCCATAAATCTTAATATTTCAGTTTAACGAACTATTTCATAAATAATATCATCGTGATAGTTTCCATCTTTATCTCTGATAGAATCTTTTAAGATATATTTCTTTCCGTTGTGTTTTTTGATAAAATTGTCATATCCTCTGCAAGCAGGATTGCCACCAACAGCTCGCCATTCAACCCTATGTAATGTACTTACAAGTTCTTCCAGTTTTTCAATTGTAAATTCCTATGTCTTTGTCATATCGTTTCCTCCATTTGGTGAGTCTTCTTACTTTTCATGCTTGGAACTAATTGTCTTCAACTGCTCCTGCATTACTGCTTCAGATAGGTATCACCCTTTCCTTATGAATTCATCATACTCTCATATGGGAGAAATGTAAAGAGTTTTTTAGAAAAAATTCTACAAAAGAAAAGAGCAGAGGTTTTCACTTCTGCTCCTTCTTGCTCATTTTCATCTTGGCTTGTATCTCTTTGTCAAGGCAGCTGCACCCTTGTCCAAGAGGAATTTGTTTGCCACACCTTTGGCAAGTATACACTTCATTTTTGCAAGAATGTTCCATGCTCATACAATCTACAGCTCCGATCCGACATGATGAATTTTCTTCTTATACTTCTCATGCAGGCAATCCTGCATCTCTTCAATATAAGTAAGATCATATTCCACTCCACCAAGTTTCAACATGAGCCTGTCGATTCTCTTAACTTCTTTGCAAACGTCTTTTATAAGGTCAAGCACAAAAGAATAATCCATCAGCATACCCCGATCATATAAGGACTGAGCATACACGCTGAAGCATTCTTCAACACTCTTTTCCCATTCCCTATAATCCTCAAAGGCTTCCTTCACAGATCGTTTCTTAATTGAAGGAGTCACCTCTCCTCTTGTGTGCTTCAACCATTCAGAGGGTATTGCTTGAGGGTTTTCCACATCATGAGATTCAACGATCTCATTGTATCGGTTTATGAAATATCTCTGAACTTTCCTGTAAGTCACACTTTCGGAGAGATACTGATATTCATGCATACGCTTGAATCCATTCAATCCCAAGAAATCAAAATATGAAGCCATCTGGTCATGAAACATAAGTGCATGAACTTGCTTGCTCAGAATTTCTCCAAAGATCTCTTTACAAGTCATGGTAGAGACATCTCTAATCATCTCTTTTCGATCCATCTTTTTCTCCTTTCAGCATCTCATAGATGCTATCTATCTTTCTATCCTGCTCTTGAAGATGACCATGAATATCAGATACAGCTTGACTTATAGCATTCTGCATCTTACTCTGATCCACGTTCTTACCATAATTCTGTAAATTGAGCATGAATCCGATGATTGTGATGATATCTAATAAGCCAAGCTGTTCATTGTCATTCATTATGCCAAGCGTGTCACTCCCAGAGCTACATGCTGGATAGTGACAGCAGTTGCCAGAGTTCCGGTGAACACTACTGTGAATACAGGCTGAACTGCACAGCAGGTAGGAACTTTCAACCGTGTGGAGAAGGACATGTTACCTATTCCATTTGCAGTAAGCTCATCATTTGCAAGAGCAGAACCCACGGGAGATCCATCTTTATAGAGCTGAGCTGTAAGGGTTCCGGCAGTTGCTCCGTTAAGATAGGATGCATCGAAATTAAATTCATACAATCCACCGTGCTCAATGGTAACTCCGTTTGTGTTTACACTCATAGAACATCCAGTTCTTGTGGCAGTGTTACCGAATACAGCAGGAACTCCTCCATTAACAGTGGGATTGATTGTAGTAGGTGTATTGTTATACACTTCTACACAGGACTTTTGATAATTACAACTCATATTGTATTCTCCTTTCATTGAAAAGAGGACAGCTTGCACCGTCCTCTTGATTTGGTGCTGATAAGCACAGATGTCTTCTGTTAGCAGTTGCAACATCCAGATGCAGCATACGGGCTACAGGTGATGTATGCAGGTCTTGCCACAGGCTGAAGCTGATTGATGAGATAAGCATTCTGAGCACACTGGCTGTTCTGCAGCTGAGCTTCCTGAAGCTTATCACGCAGATCCTGGATCTGGTTCTGAGTGATGACATCCAGAATCTTCTGGGTATTGGCATTGCTTGCGTTAACAATCGCAGCGGTGTTCTGTGCGTTTTCATACTTAACAGAATCAATGTTTCTGTTAGTAGTGCAGCAGCACTGCTGTTCCTGGTAACCCAGATTGGCAATAGCAGCGTTAACACCAGAGAAGCCATTCAGCATACCAGTGTTCATAGCATAGAAGCCATCACACAGACCACTCTCTAAGCCATTCAGCTTGTTGATAACTGCCTGATTGTCAAAGCCCCTCTGCACATCTGCCTGGGTAGCGAGGTTTTCTCCTCTGTTGCCAAAGCCAAAGCCACCACCGCCCCATGCGAGTAAGAAGAACAGGAAGAATACCCATGCACCGGAGCCACTACCTCCGAACATGCCATCATTGTTTTTACCGAGTGCCAATGCATCAGCAACACTCAGTCCACTTCCTTCCATTCCCATAGACTTTTCCTCCTTCTTTAATATTTATATCTAAGCTCTAGAGCTTGATACCAAATTGAGCCGACATACTTTGAAATTGATTCAGAGCATCAGTATAATTCACACCCATCTGATCACACAGATTTCTACAAACCTGTTGGATCTGTTCAGGGCTCTTACCCTCGGACATTTCCATTGCTCTTCTCATGTTAGGGTTATTCTGCATGAGACTATTTATTGTTTGACCTGGATTTCTCATCATGTTTGCTGCCTGCATCATTTGCGTGAATGGATTCTGCATTCTTTTCACCTCTTCCTGTCTGCAAATTGTCTATTTGTCCTTTTATAGTGTTTATTTGTGACTGGAGGTTATTTATAAGGTCAAGCGTGTTTTGGCTTGCATTTGATGACTCCACGGGTGCAGCCTGAGACTGTACGGGGGTGTCAAGTGTATAAGTGTTTATTGTAGCTGTTCCATCAAGGTTGATCTGCTTGGTGTAGATCTTGTTATTCCCATAATCAGGAAATATGAAGACAGAGCCATCAAGATCTATCATGCTTGCCTTTGCTTCATCATAAGAAGAAACAGGTCTTCCTTTAATAGACATTTGCTGAGGATAACCCTGAAAATTCTGATAACCCTGAGCAAATTGTGGGAACTGTTGTTCCATTTGATTTAATCTCATTTGAGTAGGTTGCATATAGGGATTGTTATATGGATAAGGCATTTTCTTACCTCCTTTTGATTAAAGTATAAATCAAAAGGAACCTACACAAGTATCTGCATAGGTTCCCTAAAGAAGTCTGAAAGTACCTTTATGAAATTAGATGAGTTGACTGAGCTTATTGAGTATCTTCTGATGTCTTTTCTTTATTCCACTTTCAGAGTACCCAAGTTCATCACCGATGTAGGCAAAGTTCTTTTCCTGAACATAATGAAGGACTATGATCTCTTTATCAAGATCACTCAAAGTAGAGCTGTCAAGTAGATCTTTCAATGAAGAGAAACTCCCTATGTCCTGAACTTTTCTTCTTGTCATAAGGTTTTTATTGTTCACATTGCTCCTCCTACATAAATCTTCCACAGGCTGAGCATCTTCTCTGATTTCCTCTCTTACCACCTGATCTTGAGGAATTCCCGTTTGATCTGGATGAAGAGCTTGACCTCACTCTAGATCTTGTAACAGTGGTTGTTCTTACTACAGTGGTTTGTCTTGCAGGCATTAGTTATCTCCCCTCTCATCATTATGCACAGCATTGTCTTTGTATAGGTTTCCTTCTACATTGTTGATTTCGGAATCCGTGCCAGAAACTTCCTGAGTCACAATTTTTTCTGTGGTTTGAGTAGTCGTTTCAAACTGGCTTTCGTACCAGAAGAACCCAGTAATCATTGAAATAAGAAGAGCTGTGAAGCACACAACCGTAACAATATAGACTTTTATAAGTGCCCTCTGTTGCATCTTCTGTGTTCTAGTCATCTCAAGTAAGAGCTGATTCAATGCTTGAGATTGTTCAAGTGCATCGTCTTTTGTTGACATTTTTCTACCTCCTACACATTCAAATGTTCTTTTATTACTTTCATTTCTGTCTCTAAGCGAACAATTTTTTGAGAATGATTGTCAATAATGACATCAATTTCTCTGTTCTTCTCTTTCATGTCTTTCTTAATCTCTTCAATACCATTAACACATTGATCAATCTTAGAGATTAACATGCCATCCTGTTTTGCTTTTGTAATCTGTGCTGAAATAAATGTCGCAACACCCACCACGCAGCCGATTACTCCTACAGCACACCCAATGATTGCTATTGCACTCATATTCTCCCCCTCCTTTCTATTCCGGTGCATACACTTCTATCATTTCTCCACTAGAGCCAGAAGTCTTTGCAATTCCATCTACCCTTAAAGAGTACTTCTTAACACTAGGTGTAACCGAAGGATCTAGTAGAAGATTTTGAGCTATTCTTCCTACACATTTCCATTCTACATATATTTCATATGCTGCACTTGGAGGAAAATCTTCTTCAAGTGCACAAACAAAAAATACAAGATCATTCTGTAAAACGAACTTTCCATAGAGAGCATTGTTTGTATTTCTGCTACTATAAGATATTCCTGTTAATGAACGCATTAATGTATCAAAACTCACGCTATCTGTCGACTCGTCATACGTTCCAAAACTAACATAAACAGCTAAATTGATCAGTACAACAAGCATAAACTTGTCATTTGGTAATTTACATATCGCTGCATCTGTAACAATCAAAGTAGTAGTATTAAGAACAGCTTGAGCATTAGTCGATACAGCAATTGCCCCAGTACTAGAAATAGTAATTATGTGCGCTTTAATATAACGAGTCGAACCTGAACCTGTATTTCCAGCAATCAATAATAACTTATCATTTCTTATTTGTACAAAGTTGCTATCTGCATTTGCAGGTTGATAAACAGGAGTACTTCCAGGACTGTCCATAGTTTCCTTCGAAAGTAAGGCAAGGGTGGTACCAATCAAAGAAAACGTCTCTATGGTATAATATGCATTACTTCCCTCTAAAACAACTACAATATCGTTGATGTACCGTATCGCTTGAGGAATGCTAATTGACAATGCAATACCAGCACTTATACTAAGCGTAGTTCCATTAAGCTCAGCACACACCAAGCGATTTGAAAAACCAATAACAAATTTATTACTCGTAATCTTGCACATCTTGCAATTTGTAAGATAAGATGATGAAGAATCACTATTATTGATCGTAACATTCTCTACATTCCAAGAACCAGCAGAATATGTCAAAATCTTGACTTCTGCACTTGATAGCATTCTGCCTACTATCAATAAAAACTTATCTTCTTCTATCTCGAGTACATACATCCCATTATAATTAAGCGATAGATTATTCAATGAAGTCGTAGTGGGAATTGTAGTAGAATTTTCCGTCAATTTACCCGAAGCATTCAAGCTACTCCGTACAATCCTAAACAGAGCAGAGCTGCTACTTACATATTCTACTTGCATTGTAGCAAAAGTACCATCTGAAAGTTCAAAAGGACCAAATAGCCATGGATTTAACAAACTATTTTCGTTCTTTGTTACAGCACCTATTCCATCTACTATCTGTACATAATCACCGGAGTTTATTCCACTCGTTTCAGCTACTTGATATTCTCTTACTACACCATTTACAATGCCTCCCACTCTTGGGGGAATGTTTGTTCGTCCTCTCATTATCTCACCCTCACTCTTATTATTGCTTCTAATGCTGTTGTAGGTTGTGTTGCTGCTGTAAAAACAATTTTCCCTTTTTCAGAATCTACATATATTGTTGCAGCTTCTGCAGCTGGCATAGAGTCTTTCGTAAAATACACATCAATCAGACTGTCAGAAGTTACCCTGCTATCGGTGATAGTACACGACTTGTTTACAAATGTTAACATTTGTTTTGCTATAACAAAGTCTGCTGCAACAAAGTCTTCTATTGTTGTCTTTGCATCTTGTACTGTTTTTGAAACATCTTTTTGATATTGATCAACTGTTTGATTGAGCTGTTCAAACTCTTTGTTAAGTTCAGTAAACTCCGTCTGCAGCTTTATTGCAAGATCTCCTGTAACCTGACCTTTGACAGATTCAAACCATTCATTAAATGTAGCAGTGAATTGTGCAAACAGATCCGCAGTGGTCTCAGTCTTTAGAAGCCCAGTCACCAAGCCACAAACATTTTCATCTGTTCTTGTGTCTGTTATAGAGCTATCTGTAATAGAAACAGCACCAGAGGCAACAGAGATTTCTGCAAGTTTCAAATCATGATAAGATTCTGTCCTGGTAATTTCTGTAGACCCTGTGTTAACAGCTGTAGTAATCTTTCTGTCAGAATTGCTCCATCTGCAGATTACTGAATCTTTTCTTACAGTAGAGGAAAGATTCTGTGCAACAGGTAGGATAAGATCTTCATCATTATAGTACCAGTACCCATTTATGAATGCCCACCCAGGAGAGATTTTAATGTTCATACCGGATGAGGCACTGACTTTGAGCTGATTAGTAGGTGACCCAAATACTCCATTCTTGATGAATAAAGCAAAGTATGAAGCAAACTGTTCTGCAGCATATTCTTTGTCATAGGTCTCATCAAATTCATTGTACACTGCATCGAAAAAACCACTTTTTTCCATTACACTACTCCTCTCTTTCTTATTATTCTTTGAATTAAGACTTTTTCTTTACCAAATACAATGTCAATCTTTTCACCTGATTCCGTAAGAGATTTTGTGACAGAACTTATCTGTACTGTTGCTATAATACCAAGAGTCTTCTCGATAACAGAGACATAATCACCAAGGAAAAAGTCCTTTCCATAAACATAAGATGAAGCCCCATCTATTATTGTTCCGTCAAAAGATAAGAATGATCTTGCGTCCTCAAGGTAAGATTCACCTCTGTTTTTAAGGACTTGCTTATACTCATCTTCTGTCATTGTTGTACCATCTTCTAGGTTACTCTGTAGATCTCTAGCATCTACATATAACTCAATACGGTCAATGCCAGAAGCTGCTGTGTCACCGACCTCAAGGGTTATTCTTTCAGTACCATCCCCCTCTCCGGCAACGATTGCCACAGAGCAATACTCTGTTTCATCTTCTTCATATGTTGCTGAAGATAAGTTATTCATAGTCTTTGAGAATATGACAGGAGTATTCCCATCAGTATTCTCTATAGACCTGTTTGCAGGAGCCAATACTCTGAATTCATAGCTTGATATGTTAGTAGGTTTATCACTCGATTCATCATAGGCTGCAATAATTGGAACAATGTCATAACCACTATCAAATGAACCTAGCATACTTTCCATCACATATCCAACAGCCTTTCCTGTAGCCTGAATAGATGTTTTCGGTAGGATCGGATTGTACTTGTCATCCGTGGACAAAGTCATTCCAGGTATGTTTCTTCTGGAATCAGAATTCCTTATAAAGAAAAAGTCAACCATGTCTCTGGCAATCGATCCTGCCATCCCTTTGAACACTTTTGTAACAAGGAATGATCTGTAATACAACAATTTGTTCAACAAATATCCTTGCACAGTCACGATGGATTCCTCAGTAGACATTTTAACATTCTTTATAATACCCATGACTCCTTGGTCAAATAAGATCATGTGCTCCGGATTGAGAGAACTAACAATTCTATCTTCTATAGACACTTTAATTGAAAAGGATCCAGATCCACAGAATTCACGGGTGTATTGGCAGAACTTGAACATCTTTATGATGCCCACTCGTTCTCTTGTTGTTTTTGAGAATACTTCAAGAATCATGTTACATATCCTCCAGAGCATATTTCAAAGGATTGACAGTTATGCTTATATCTAAAAGAGTTTCATCTCCTTCTTTAAGAGAAAATCCGATGAGTGAAGTCCCTATTGGAAATTTGAGCCATGTGCTCTCAAAATTCCAATATTTGAAGTAGTTGAATTCTTTTCCATCAATGTAACCTTTGACACCCTTTTCATTTCCATCGTTTGTGTTTATTTCCACTTCTTCATCATTGACAAGAGTCTTGTCTATGGTGATAAATTCTCCTGTCTGAATATTTGTGATAGTAGGGTTTACAATAGTTCCTTTTGCCTTGAGCCTTATCACACAGCCAGTGGAAACATTTCCTTCATTTTCTATAGCAATCAATCTGTAGCTGCTTCTTATACCCATTTTAATTCCAACTCCCTTAGGTATTATCAAAGGGAATCTGAATGCTGGTTTAGTACCACTCAGAACAGTGCTAGGAAGAACAGTCTTCCTGAACATAGGGTTGCTACAAAACAGAGAAATCAAGAACTTACAAAAGAGTATGTTATTCGTTGCATCATCAGAACCATACACAATTGATTGTTCAGGTTTTCCTTCAATGAAGTAGCTTCCAATGGTGAGTCTGACTATCTGTTCAGGGTTTACAATTCCATTCAACAACTCTTTCTTTTTCTTTATCTGTCTATAACAATATTCCTCCAATTCTTCAGGTAAGACCTGAGATTTTTCTAAATCTGTAGGAATGTAATACACATATCCCTCTATGCTGATATCCCTGCCTTTCACACTGGTAGAAGCAATGTATTCACCCAGCTGAGTAGGATAAGAGAAAGTGCTATGGGATGCTGGAGCTTTACCCCAGTCAATCCCATCATCTTTGAATAAGCACTCTTCTTCAGGGGTCTGACCAAAGGTCAATGAATTCTTACTACTCATATTCATAAGTGTAAATTTCGAAATCATGTTGTCCCCTCCTAAATATCCATATCCAATTCTTTCTTTGTCTGTTTCAACAATCTTGCAGCTCGATATTCATCAATAGCTTCAGGGCTGTTGAATATGAATGTGTCTCCTCCACTGCCAGATCTAGGCTTATCAGGATAGTCTTGGTTCTCTTCTGCAGTAAGAACTCTTTCACCTTTATGCAGCTCTGCCACATACCCATCATAAGGCACATAGTCAAGTCCATTCCTGTGTGATCCAGAAATGAATGAGAAAGCACTGCCCATGAAAGACTTGATAGGAGAAAAGATCTTCTCTATCATATCAATTATAGGCTGAAACTTATCCTGTACCCATTCCCATATAGATGAAAAAACTTCCTTTATACCGTTCCAAAATGACATCATTAGATCTTTTCCGAGCTTGAACATTTTAGAGCCAAAAGAAGTTATTGTCTTAAGAACATTCTCAAACATATTGGTGAAAAACTCTGCAACATTCTGTATTCCTCCGATGAAAGCTTCATAGAATTTACTTCCTATTTCTGCAGCCTTTGCTAGTAGGTTTGAACCCCAGCTTGTTATTGCTTCAATGACTCCTGAAATAGCATTTGTTACACCACTCACAAAGTTTGAGAAAAACCCCATGAAGTTTTCTACAAATCCAGAGCCAATCTCAGCTGCTTTACTTACCATGCTGGAACCCCATTCAACTATGGTTCCCCATATGTTTGAGATGGCACCTCCAACAGTTGAAGCAAGATTAGAGAAGAACCCTCCTATGCTGGAAGTGACATTTTTGAACCAGCCTGAAAGATTAGAGAACAAATTGCTGAAGAATTCACCTATGGAGCTCCAAAGATTAGATATGGCAGTTGTTACAGATTCTATAACATTTCCCACACTTTCTTTGAGATTGTCAAAAAACTCAAGCATTCCATCTATGGCATTTCCTACTGCTTCTTTAATAGCTGACCATGTTCTATCAGCCCAATCACAGATTTCATCCCAGTTCTTGTAAAGAGCAACTCCTATTGCTATAAGAGCAGCAATAGCAGCAATAACAGCCAATATTGGCCAACCAATTGCTGCAATAGCAGGTATCAGCACTCCTGTTATGAAGCTCACAAGGGTCTGTATTCCACTTACAATCAATCCGCCATAATGTAGCACAGAACCTATGATAGTGATTACTTTACCAACAATCATAAGTAATGGACCAATTGCAGCAACAATAGCACCTATCTTAACGATTTGCTGTACCTGTTCATCACTCATTGTGTTCAGCTTTTCAACAATTTTTGTGATCAACTGTGTGATCTGGTTGATAGTAGGTATAAGAGCTTCCCCCAGCTTAATCATCAAAGATTCAATTGCGCCTTTCATTTGCTCAATCGAGCCAGACAGATTTCCCATCATTGTCTCTGCCATGCTGTCAGCTCTACCATCAGCATTTGCGATAGATTCAGCAAGTTTATCATAATCAGCTTGGGATGTGTTTATTATGGCAAGCATTGCAGACATAGCTTCTTTACCAAATATTGTTGCAGCAGCACTCGCTTGTTCTGCTTCAGATAAACCATTGAATTTTTCTCTTAAGATATCCATAATCTCACGAAGAGATTTCATAGATCCATCACTGTTTGTGACCTCAATACCCAATTGCTCCATTTTTGTAGCCATGGCATCAGTGGGCTTCACCAAATTTGTAAGAGACGCTCTCAATGATGTACCTGCTTGTGTTCCTTTAATTCCTGAGTTTGCCATCAATCCAAGAGCAAGGGAAACATCCTCAACTGACATTCCTAGAGCTCCAGCAACAGGTGCAATATATTTGAAGGACTCACCCAACATGGAAACATTTGTGTTTGCAGAAGAAGATGCCTGTGCTAACACATCTGCAAAGTGACTGGAATCACTTGCTTGGAGCCCAAATGCTGTCAAAGCATCTGTTACGATATCCGATGTAGTAGCAAGATCCAATCCATCTGCTGCAGCTAGGGACATGATACCGGAAATGCCATCAATCATTTGCCCTGCATCCCACCCTGCCATAGCCATGTAAGTGAAAGCATCAGCAGACTCTTTTGCAGAGAATTTTGTTTTGGCACCCATCTCGATAGCCTTGTCTCTCAACTGAGACATCTCATCCCCAGTTGCACCAGAGATCGCTTCTACTTTGGACATTGCTGCCTCGAAATCCGCTGCTGTTTTGGTGGCTGCCGTTCCCAATCCAACAATAGGGAGTGTTACTGATTTACTCAGTGACGCTCCCATTGCACTCATAGAAGAACCAAGATTTGTTACTTTTGTGGAGATACTGTCAGAGGAGGTGACAAAATCTTTCAAAGCAGAAGCAGCACCGCTGATTCCGTTGGTAAAACCACTGGTGTCAAGATCGAGGTATGCAATTGCAGAACCAACGTCGATAGCCATTTGTTATCCTCCTTCGAATTTCTTGTAGTAGTCTGATGGACGTGAATAAGACATTGCTGGTGCTTCCTTATGAATTATGGGTTCTTCTCCATCCTTCAATTTAGAAATAATGAACGCAAAGGCTTCATCGAAGCAATACTTTGTGTAAGGATCTTCCTGTTCCAATCCAACAAAATCTGAGGGTCTGATCTTCAGATCTAAAGTCTTATACACACCCACCAACCGCAGCATTTCCTCACTCTGTACGAAAGGGCTGGAGCTGCTTCACCCCGTTCTGAGTGTAACCGAAGATAAACATGTACTGATCATCTGTGAGCTGGATTCCTGCCTCTTTCAGCTGCTGATAAGTAGGTTCTACAAATGCAGCTTCACACAGAACATCCATGATCTGGAATACATCATCCATCATAGTTTCATCTTCTACATTCAAAGAGCCAGGACCATTCTTGAACATCTTGTTTGCAGAAACAATCAGTGCATTGGGAATCTTCTTTGCTCTCATAAGAGCCATCATGGACGGTCTCTTTAATCTTGCAACGAATTTTTCTCCCTGTGAAAAAGGAGGCAATTCTACAAGTGACCCATTAGATTGAGCAATTAAGCTCTCAATAGATGTTACCTTTAATCCTTCAGTCATTGTGTCCTCCTTATGCTTCAACAGTAGGCAGGGTCTTTACAATGTCCATATCATAAGGAGCCTGTCCGTTGGTGGGTGCAGAATTGATCGTGTACTCAGAAGCACGGAAAACACCATCTTCAGAATTAAGAGCAATGGGAACACCCTGACAGTTGGGATATTTGATTTTCTCATAACCCTGAATGATTCCGGCTGCATCATAGATAGCAGAATAAGCATTCAGATCGAACACCTGACCTTTATCTGTGGATCCAACAACGGGAGGAGTATATCCAACAACCTTAGTAGGTTCCCCACTGTCATACTTAATTGTACCACCCTGAAGGATCTTGACCAGCTCAGGATTGAACACATTATCTGTGAGCACAATGCTGTGACCCGTGATGGTAGTCTGCTCAGGCTTCTGGGCAATGAGACGACCTTTTACTACGAGAGTCTGCTTCTCTGTGGTTTCTGTTGCTACAGTGACCTGAATTTTATTGGCTGTATCGAGAATGATCTCATCAGCATCTACACCCTGAGGTTTGATAGATACGAGCACAACGTCAATTGTAGGTATTTCAGTTCCTTTCTTAACTTTTCCAGCCATATTTTTCTCCTTTCTATAAATGGTTGTTTCTTACAGAATTCCTGTATGTCACGCTTACCATATGAGCTTTCACAGAGTCATCATAGAAATCAGGTGTCTCTTGACCAGTAGGCATCAGCATTGGATACAGGTCTGTAGAAATAATGTCAGTTACAATCTTCTTAAATCTCTCAAGCTGAGTATACATTGCTTTTGGAACATACATCATAAAAGTGTAGTAATTGCTCTGAGAAGAATATTCACCAACTTGAGCAGCTCCATCTTTCTTAAGAACAACATACTCTCTTTTGCATTCTCCTGTCTTATTTGCAGGAGGATACACATCAATATTGTGAGTCTTTAATGCATCAGCGCAGAGCTCCCATACTGTCTTTTCCATGTTACCTCCTTACAATCTTTCAAGCAAATGCTCCATCCCTCTTACAACATCTGGTCCTTTCAGCCGGATAGTAGGTTCAAGTATGGCAAATCGTTTTTCCATCGCCAACTCAAGCCAAACCCCGTAATCAACTCCATGTGCTAGATTTATTCTATACCCATGAGGAATATCTGTTACATAAGATGTGAGTCTCTTTCTTGCATCACCCGTTCTGTCTGTCCAAGGTCTATGCTCTTTTGCATAGGCTTCAAGATTCTTTGATTGGGTCTTTGCATACATAACAATTGCAGCTGGCTTCATTAACTTCTCAAGACCAGCTTCAAGACTAGAAGCATCTATGTGAAAGTTAGATCCACCAGCCACAACTACACCTCCATCTCAAGAGAAATGTCCGCCACAACTCCATAATTCCCTATATCAAGTATACCAGAAACAGTATATTTCACACCACTTATATAGATGAGATCTCCTTGTTTGATACTCTTCATGTTGTCATCTATCAGAGTAAGAATCATAGGACTCTTTTTTCTCTGAACAGATGCAGCAGAAGTTGTCTGAACACTGATAAAGGAATTCTGCTCATGCCAAATGCCTACAATCTTCACGCTATCACCTGTGATGGGCTGATTGTAGCCATCTTTCAGCATTGAGATAAATTCATATTCTTTACCAGAAGATCTTATCTGCCTGGATACTTTGTTTCTCAAGAAAAGTGGAGTAGCACTCATCAATTTCCCCCCAATATACCCGAATTGTTCCTTCTATACTGCTGTGCAAGCCTGAGGAAATATCTCGAGCTGTCTGCACAGCTAAGACCTGACACGGACAGAGTTGTGTCTTCTGCTTTAATGATTAAGCAATTGTAAGCAGCATCATTCAGATCAGGATATTTCTTAGAGTAATATGCCAGTTCTTCATCTGAAAAGAAAGGGCAAGATTCTTCTCTAAGAATCAGCTTCAGTTCATCAATTCTGTCCGTTACCATATCTCACACCTCACTCCAATGCTTCCAGAGCTGCTCTAAGCTTTCTTGTAGTCGTCAAACCGGAGATATCAAGACCCTTGTATTCTGCAAGAATCTTGAGTTCATCCATGTCAAGCTCAGACAGATCTCTGCTTGCCAGTTCCTCAGGATCTACCTCAACATATTCTTCCTCATCGGAGTCTTCATCTTCTACAGGTGTAAAGGAATCTTCCTCCGGCATAGGGTGGTGATGCCCAGAAGATTTCTTCTTGGGCTTTTCATCACCATTTTCAAGGCTCCATCCTGCTGTTAAGAACTTATCAAGGGATCCTTTAGGAACGGTCATCTCTTTGCCTTTCTTATAGATTTTTATCATCTACTGCACCGCCTTTCCCTTACTGCTGCTTGGTGTCAAGAATGTAGACCTGATCAGCAGCTTCAAAGGACGGCAGGAAGATCATGGACACCTTGGTATCAACGTTCACAGGATCTGTCTCCTTGGTGGTAGTAACCGCTACACCTGTATCAGTGATGGTTACGTTTGCAGCATTTCCGGTCATCAGATCGGACTGTTCAGGAGTGGTACCGAACCAGGAAGTTCCAAGAGTTCCGGACGGGAACATGACAAATACATCATCATCGATGAACTGATGATCTACACCAGCTTCATCCTTGTATTTCTTGGTATACTTAACGATCTCCAGATCCAGCTCCTCCTGAATGTAAGCCTTGATCTTGCTCTCTCTTACAGGAGCATTTGAGTCATTTCCGTTCAGAGCTGCTCTCAGTTCCTTGTTCTTGAGGAAATAACCCCAAGTCTTGGAAGAACATGTTGCACGAGTAGGTCTTACTCCAGTATCATCTTCGATCTTATCCAGACCAGCCTTGATGTCATCATAGATACTTGCATCAGGATTGCTCCAAGGAACGGTGGCATTACCCTTGTGTGCTTCAGGAATAGCATAATCATAGTCATAGTCCTGACCATTGGCAGTGATGCTGATTGCACCAGTAGTGAGTGCCTGCATGCGCATACGCTCACGCTGTGCTCTTGCACCAGACAGTAATCTGGTTTCATCATCAAATACATTATTCATGACAGAATCAATGTATGTCTGATTTCCGGTCTCAAGCACCATGTTCAGCTGCTGACGCTGCTCTTCATCAACGGAAGTACTCTCCTTGAAGTAGGGCATGTCTGCGGACAGCTTATCAAACCCGATACGGTCTCTCTTCTTTGCCTTTGTATCATATGCGGAAGGAAGCAGTACAATGGGCAAACCTCTGGATCCTTTGATCCACTTAATGCTCAAACCCAACTTCTGCTGGGAAGGGAACAGTTCCTCACCCAAGTAGGGGGGCTGCTGATTGATGAGAGTTTCCCAGTAGGAAACAACCGCTTCACTTGTTACAAGATCATAAATGGTTTTCATCTCATATCCTCCTTATCTTATTTTACGAGAGTAATCTTGCCGAGATTCTTCTTTGCTGCATCAGTCCACATAGCTGTGACAGTAGAGTCCAGCTTGCTTACATCGATGAAGCCGAAGATCAGAATAGCTCCGTTAGCAGTACCAGTGGTTACATCAACATCGTGCAGCAGAACACAGGTCGCATCACTGGTTTTAGGTGCACTATCACCAGTATCCTTTGCAACTGTAAAGGCTGTGTCTCTTGCAGTGAAATCACCTGCCAGGGGTGTTCCTGCTTTAATGATCTTTCTTCCATCAGAACCTGCTTCAACACCTGTTCCGGACACCTTGCAACCCAAGGAAAAAGCCAGTTCAGGAGCAATAAGAATGTTCTTTCTGGTTACTCCAGTAGTCTTTGTGATTCCAGTCTGATTTAACATTTTTTCTCCTCCTTGTTAAGATTTACTGAAAAAGCTGCTCTTGACAGAGGTGGATTTCACCTTGTTTTCTGCAAGCCTTTTTCCAATGTTATCTGTTCCCTGACCACCACGATTATGATCAGCAGAACTTCCGGTTCCCCCTAAAGAAGAACCTGTGCCGAAAAAACCCGAGTATCTGGATTCTTTCTTCATTTCTTCGAACACTTTGTCAAGTGTCTTGTCATCGGTCACCTTTAATAAAGCAATAGCCAAGGCATCATCAACGCTGTCAGAATTCACCCCTGCTTTAATAGCTGCGAGCTTGTTTTCTGCAGCAATGGCTCTCTTTTCACTTTCAGAAGCAGAGTCTTCAAGCTTCTTTTTCTCTTCAGACTTTTTCTCTTCTTCAGTTTTCTGAGATTCCTTCCACTTCTTGAACTCTTCGGCTTCTGCTTTCGCAGTTTTTTCATCTGCACATCCAAAGATCTTAAGAATGGAATTCTTACCCTGACTTTTCTCTCTTGCACCGATTGTGTTCACCTCATCCTGTGTGAACGTCTTTGTTCCAGAATCATGAGTCTGGTCTCCTTCGGAACTACCGGATCCTCCCTGATCTGTTCCTGATCCAGAAGTATCTTCTGCTCCTCCCTGACCCCCATCGGGGTCAAGTAACTTGTAAGTGAGTCTTGTGAATCTGAACATATTGCTGTTCCTTTCTCCAGTTATAGACATGGTGTCTCTCAATCCAGAATTTTACCTATCGGAAGATCTCCTCTGGTAAGAGGTCTCCGTATTTCTGTAACAGATCTTTGACATAAGACAGAGCTTTATCTTTCAGCTGTTCAGCTTTATCAAGTTTCTGCCTCATCCTGTCTTCATTATAGAAAGAACTGTGATACAGCTTTCTATAGGAGCTCTCTGCATCAATGTATTGCTGCTGGAGTTTTTTACCCCAGTAATCCATGATGGAGATGACGTAGTTCTGCCCACAGTTGGGGCATTTGTAGAACGTAACCTCAAGCTCTTTCCCGTCGATCTTTGTTTTTGCAGTTTTGAATTCAATCTTCTTGGCATCAAACTCATGGCTGCAAGCGTCACAGACAATAACAGGTTTAGGGTTATTTGTGTTCATGACGAACCTCCTTTAGGATAGTATACTACTATCCTACAAAAAAGTAAAGCGAAAATTTTAATGTTTTTTCACAGCTCTTTTCACCTCAGAAATGGGGAACCCAAGGCTTTCAGCAAACTTATCAAGCTCAGGACTGTCCTCCCCATGTGCCCACGCAACTAAAGAGTCAACAATTTGATCAGTACTATCTTCCATGTAAATAGAAAAAGTACATCTCCCATTGGGATGGTCTATGGGCAGCTCATCTTTAGGAAATACTCCAGCCGGAAGCGAATTGTCGTGTACATCTTCTGCATATCCAATACAAATCGGGCACACATTATGACCAGATGTGAGCCATCGATACCCTAAAAAGAACGGATTGTCTTTTGTTGTTCTCACAAAACTCTGCTGATAAGCATGGCTGACAAGAGTTCTAGCCAATCTTTGAGCATTGTAATCAACCACTTTAGAGGATCCAGGATAGAGCTTACCCCAATCCCAGGGTTTTAATGCCGAGGGATTGACGTAAATCTCAAGCTGTTTTGCAATCTCATAAGAACTCTTGTTTTCTGCCACACCTTTCGCAATGATGTCATAGATATCCTGCTGAGACTTTTTGGTGTGAGCCCAAATAGCTTTTGACAGCGTCCAGCTTGCGTCATACACCTGTCCCGTTGTGATTGCCTGGACGACGTCTGACGGAACAAAACTGTAAGCCCCTTTTATACTTATCCCTAAACCATTAAGAACGGAATTTGCGTCTTTTACGACCGCTGTAGCAGTAGCAGAAATGTTAGATTTGATTGTGCTTTCTACGTCAGAGCCAATCTTTTCCATTTCTTCATTGAGGTCTTTTCTCATCTGACTGAGATATTCTCTTCTAATGACAGAGGAAACATTGTCTTTACCCTGAAGAGATTTTTCCCAGTCCTTCACATCTTCTACTGCTTGCTGATAGAGCTTTTTTATATATCTCTGTTGCTGAATTGTCAGCCTTGAACGAGTTTTTTCTGCAGTCAGCAATCGTATCTCTGGCATAGACTACACCTCCACCATATCACCATTTGTTGTAGGCATGTAAGTATCTTCAAGCATCTGCCGTTCAAGAGCAATCTGTTTCAATTCAGCCTGAATTTCTTCATCTGTGAGATTTCTCCACTTCTTCATGTAAGACTTTCTACTCATTGTCTGAGCTGCAACTTCAGAAAGATCAATTGTCTTTTCTTCCTGCTCATCTTCAGGGAGAGGATAGTTGTTCTCAACCCTGATTTCATAGGGAATGTCGGGAATCTCATAGTTGTGTTGATCGTATCTCATAAGTACATCCGCACTCTTGGGATAGAGCTTTGAACCCTCAATGATGATTTCGGCAATGTATTCAAGAGCCGGAGTCCAGGTAAGCATCTTTTCATTACACCGAACAATCAAGCTCCAATAGAGAGCCTTGAGAGTCTTGCCAGAGGTAATCACACCCTGCAACTTCTCACTGTTGATGTTAGGAATCTCAAGGCTGCTGTACATTGTATTCTCAATTCTATCCAGAGTAGTCTTAAGAGCATTGGAATAGTTCATCCCAGCTTCAAGCATGCCCACTTGAGCTGTTTTAGGATCAGAAGTATTCTGTTCGGACTGAATATCCCAGAAAGATCCAGGAGAGGAGCTCAAATTTTTGGTGCTGCTCTGGCTTGCATCAATGGCATATCTAATAGGGTTCATGCTCTTTCTTTCGGAGTCCATATCAGCATTTGCCAACTTGCTGTAATAAGCTTCATAATCTACCTGATCTGCAATGTCACTGCAACCTCTTGTATCATTGCTTAATCCATCATTGAGAATAACAACAGCAGGAATTCTCTTGAAAAGTGTCTTCGTCTTCTCAATTCTTCCCTCTTCTTTGAGTTCTCCTGTACCAGAATAGAGGGATTCCTCTACATAGCAATACCCGTCTTCTCCCATCTCATATATCTTTTTCTTAATGACCTGATCTGATTTGTTCGTGGCATCCTGAAGAATGTAGATTGCTACAATTCTATCAAGTGTATCTCCTTTGAACCGATAAAGGAACTCTGTAGAACTCAGGAATGTAGCTGTGACTCCTTCTGTGTCACTGAAATTCAGCATACAAGCAACTCTCTTGCCAATAAAACAGTCTTTTGCTGCTTTTACGAGCTTTGAATTGATGTTCAATCTCCTGAGAGCACAGCTGAGAAAATCATTCAGCTTGGTATTCTCTTCCTTTTCCTTATCACTCATGCTAGAGGTGTCCGGATTGATTGTAAAGGTAGGAGGGATGCTGAACAGGAATCTTGCTTCCTTATTGATAAGATCCGCTGCTTTCTTATAAGCAAGGCAAGAAGCAACATAATCACCGGATGTACCCTCTGTGGAAAATTCTGCACCGAGATAGTAGTCATCATAGAATCCCATGATTTCGCTGACTTCCTGATTGAAATCATTCTTTAAGGATCCCTCAAGCTCTGTTCCAAACACACTATAAGGAATCTGGGTGTATGCTGTTACTTGTGTAACTTTTCCATCAATGTCTGATCTGGCTCTCATTTAATCTCTCCTCCTTTCTACACTCTCTTGGTGTACTTGAGGTTGATCCAGCCGATTCCACTCTTCAGCTTACCCCATCCATTCTGTTCTGCTACGATCGTGTATGCATTGTTATCATTATACTGCAGGCACCCAGTAGAAGCTGCCTTTGCAGAGGGAGTCTTTCTGATCCAGAGAACATCACCCTTTGCCACGTGGGCAACCTTTATTTTATAAGGGACACCGGATGTACCTGTAGCGTCCTGTGGTCCGGATACAGACGTCCCATTGACAGCAATCTGTAATTCTGTCTTGAATGTATCCCAAACGGGTGCAGACGACACATCGGGCTCAGGACAGACCTTTCCGGTTACATCATAGTGTCGCAGCACATTGCTGATAGGGATGTTGTACTTTTTCATAAGATAAGCAAAAAGCTCAATTGCTGCTTTCTTGGTGGCTTCGGTGTAATACCAACGACCGGAGGCATCTTTTCTCACACACAGCTCAACTCCGATAGAGTTAGAATTTCTGCAATATCTGTGCTTATACTTCTTAGCTCCAACATGCCAGGCAACGTCCTTATCTTCAACGCATTGCCAAATCTCTCCATTATGACCAACGAAATAATGAGCAGATGCTCCTATATAAGTATCTCGGAAGTGCTTGCAGTTTGCGAGAGCTCCTCCTGTTGCTCCAACATAGTGCTTGACAAGATATTTGATCTTGCCAACACCTCTGTTGGAGATTGAGCGATTCACGTTGGTAATCATCTTATTGATCACAAGATCACTCATCTTCATCTACTCCTTCCGTTCCGTTGAATCCCATATCCTCTCCATCCACTACCTCAGGAATACCAGCAATAGAGGTTGCCACAGAGATGATACCAGCAAGAACGGATGCGCTGGCTACCATCGTCCAGTTAACATCACCCATAACAGCAGCAGTGCCAATCATAGCAACGAACGTCTGAGCCATCGTTTTCACAGCTCTTACAGCAGCAGCTTTCGCCCACTTCTTAGTGTTTACAGATACTTTGAATACACAATTTCTAAACATATGTCTTCCTCCTTATTTTATACCGAATTTTTCAGCATCCTTCTTTTTCACGACAACGGGTAACTTGTTTCTGGGAATTTTCAAAAGCACATCTCCGGCTTTTGCCAGCACAGAGCCATCCGCTGAGTTAACTGTAGCAGATTCAACTCTACCATCCTGAGTGTATGTGATGTTTTCAAGAGCATCTCCTGCCCAAGGCGGAACTCTTGATTTTCCCATAGTGTAATACTCTACTTCCATCTCTATCATCCTCCTTTCTTACTGTTAGAAGCTCTTTCTTTTACATTTGCTACAGTATATCCATCTAATCCATACCAAATAGCAGAAAAGGTATGGGGATCGATATTGAATTCATCAAGAACAAGTGTTCCATCAGGTTTTTTGAAATATGTAAGAGTGCTACACTCTCTATTTGTGTTAGGGCAATCACTGCTACAAATGATACGCTTGAATCTCTTCACTTTCTTAGTGTTAGCAAGCCTTGAACCAGCAAATTTCCGGCATTTTCTCATTGTGAAGCCCTCTTGATTATAGAACTGAATTGCCTTGGGATCTTCACAGTCCGCAATGATCTCCTCTTTCTCAATTCCCTCATATTTCGGATCACTTCTCAAATCTTCTGCTGTTTTATCATCTGTCATCTTGTTCTTGTAATACTCTTTATAAATGTATAGCCACTTTCTCTTGTCATCAATAGCCATCCACACAATTGCGTTGTAGGATGTCTCAAAACCGAAGTCCATACCTATACGATGGAATCTCTTAGGAATTCCTCTTACTTCTCTTTCAACAAGCTCAGCATCCATGATTTCCCATTGAGGAAGAACTCTCAGTCCATTGACACCAAATCTTCCTTTACGAGCGATTCTGTAGAGATCTCTATCGAAGTTCTTCATCTCTTCCAGCTGATCTATATAATCTTGCTGCACAAAGAAATTGTCGTCTACAGTAGAGTGATGATAGTAAGTGTCTCCTCTCACAATCGTGTGGAGCTTATATAATAAGTTGTCATCCAGCACGACATGTTCATTGCCTTGATCATCAACACTCTTGAAGAAGTGCGTGTACACCCAGTTATCCGTGCCGACAGGGTTCGTACTTAATATAAAGTGCAGGTCCAGATAGGGATGTCTCAAACGACCGAGCAGCTCCTTGTAACCGGAGTATTTGATTTCGCTACACTCTTCCAGCCATACGATTGTAACACCATTGATAGATTTCAGCTTCTCCGGCTTGTCCATACCCTTGAAGATGATCTCACTCTTGTTAGGGAATGTAAGCTTAAATGGACTTTCTTTGGCTATGACTTTCTTTCGCTTCTGCTTGGGGCTGTCAGCAAGGAGATTCATATCCTCAAGGATCTCTTTGAACAGAGAAAAAGTAGAATCTCTATGTGTATCATACACTTCTCTCACAACAAGGACTTTTCTCTTTTCTGCCAGACACTTGAGAATCAGCTTGAGAGCAATGTGATAGGATTTTGAAGAGCCATATCCTCCCACAAGGAGATATTTCTTGTACTGCCAGTCAAATATGAAGTTTTCAAACCGTGGATTCACAGCTTTTGTTATGACCGGCATCAATACCCTCCTCTGAGCTGGTTCTCTATGGCTCTCTTTTTCTTTGCATCAGATCTCAGTGTGTGAGTTTTTTCATATTCTCTCATGCAATGCCAACTGCATAAGACTCTTCTTCTGCCACTGACATATACCTTGTAGCTCCAGTTGTCACAGTTCTGAACGAGAAATGATCTCTTACAGAGAGGACAAATTTTTCCTGTGAAGCCATCTTTTTAGAAAGGATACTTGAAATCTCAATTTTTCCCATCTGTACTCTCCTTTCTCTCAGCTCTAACAATATTGATGGTAACAGGTTCATCACCATCTTCGCCCTCAATAAGAGATTGCTTCATCTTCAGCTCTTTCTCTCTTAATTTCTGCATCTTCTTCATGTTTTTGATCTCTGCTTCTTCACGTCTCTCCTGCCAACCGAAAGCACAGTTCAGAACGAATCTGCCACCATTGAACCCATCTCTGTCATAGAGTCTTTCTTCTGCAAATGCTTCGATCTTCTTTCTGGCTTCAATGATGATTTCAGAGTATTGTGGACCGACATATTCATCTCCTGTTGGATATCCCAGCTCATCAATTTGTTCATTCGTGTATTTCTTGATAGAGCTGGAATCAATGTGAATGTAGCATGCCAACCCACTTATTGTATAAGGTTTGATCTGACCCATTCTAGGTCTGCCATAGTCATCATAGAAAGGCATTCCTGTCTTAGGATTGTAGATAACTCCTTCACAGCTGGCGAAATATTCATCTACCAGAGATTGCAAATGTGCAGGAGAATTCCACTTAATTCTTCTCCTGCTACCATAGTCAACACTCTTGAATGGAACGTTTCGAATACATCGAAAATCGATAAGTATCACTCTTCCATTTCTCTCTTCATTTTCCGGCTCTGCCATTCTCCATCTTCTGTATTTTGTGTCAGGAACCCGAACTTTCAGCGTTTTTTCCTTTTTTCCCATACTCACCATCCCTTATTTACAACGCAAAGCGTTGTAATTGTCTACCCAAAGCAACCATAAATCAGACTGTGAAAAATGTAAATAGTTACTTTTAAAGTTTATAAAATTATTGTGTAAAATCGTCCTTGGACCTCACAAATGCTTTGCAGGAACAAAGTATAACCCACACAATTTTACACAGCACAGTGGACACCCAGCGATGCCACAGGGACATATCCTTACAATAATTTACACATGTACATACACATGCACGAGGATTCGAAAAATTTTTCATAAATTTCTCATTTTTCTCTTTACTTTTCATGAAAATTGATATAGAATATTCTTGTAAGGAGGTAACAGATATGACACTTCAGATGAATACAACAGCACTTCTCAATAAAGGATATAGAATTGTAGCAGAATACACAACGTGGAAGAAATATGAAAGCTCTAATGAATGGATGGCACCGACAACATACACTTGTTTCAAGAAAGATGAAAATTGTGTTGTCAAGGTAAGTTCTAGAAGACATTGCTTCACAAAAGATTTTGATTCAAAAGAAGAAGCAAATGCATTCATTCAGTCTAAACTAAGAAGTTGTGACAGATATTCTAAGAATAAAAAGTTCTAAAAACTCTTTACTTTTCATGAAAATGAGAGTATGATAAGCTCATAAGGTTGAAGGAGGTAACAGAAATGAAAGGAACAGAAAAGCAAATCGCATGGGCAGAAGATATTCAGAAAACCGCACTTGATGCTTTACAGCGCAATATTGATAGAATGAAAGCCACAAATGTGAAATCTTACGAGCGTACCATTAAAGCATTTGACAAATGTAAAGACGAATTATTGGATTGCTTTGAAAAATGTGATGATGCTGCTCTGTACATTAAAAACAGAGAAACATTCAGTTCAAGATCTGTATTGCAGAAAGCAAATGAAATAGAATTGATAATGACGAACAAAGAACTCAATGAACAGTTTGGTAAATAAAAAATAAAGCCACCCAGCGTGGCTCTTTTCTTTTGCCAAAGTTTTTTGTGCGAAGTACAGCCCAGGGCGCATGCCCCAGAAGCAAAAGTAAGGAGCAAAAATG